TGTCAGTAGCGGTGTTGCTGGATCCACACTGGGTATTCGTGAACTGGTAAATCGCATGCAGATGATTTTGCGACAGCTGGACGTTTTCTCCAATGGTCAGTTCCTTATGACCTTGGTGCTTAACGGTACTGTGAGTAATGCTACACCAAACTGGTCTAGCGTAGGCGGTTCTAGTCTAGCACAATACATTTTCCATACTGCGCCAACTACTATCACAGGTGGCGAGACTGTGTTTGGCTTCTTCTTGAACACCACAGGTTCGGGCTATACCACTACACAGCAGGACTTGACCTTGGTTCGTGATATGGGTACCAGTATCCTGGGCGGCGGTGTTGCAGCAGCCAACGTGGGTGTTTACCCCGACGGGCCAGACGTGGTCACAGTCATGGCCCAGAACATTGGTGCCACATCGGGTAACATTTTTGCACGTTTATCCTGGACGGAAGCTCAGGCCTAATCCTGGAGACGGCGCTTGAGCACAAGAAATTATACCAAACATTGGACGTCAACTACGCAACCCCAAACCGGGTTGCAAATTGGTGACGAGTGGTTCAACCCCACGACCAATCGCTTGTACAAGTTCATGGTGCAAAATGGTACCAGTCCTGCTTGGACTGAGTTGTTCACTGGCGCTACTAGTTATGGTTATCCAGGTTACTTACCGCAGTACTACTATCAACTACAGGCGCCCTATGTGGGCCGTCAGATTACTACAGCACAAGGTGTATTTGGTGTGGGAGTTGACGGCCGCGGCACTGGTATAACACTGTTAGCAAACACTACCTATAGATTTACAATGGTGTTTTCTCTTGTCAAATTAGTTGGCGCCAATTCACATACTATGGCTTTGGGATTTGGTGGAACGGCAACGTTTAACAACGTTTTTTACATGTTCAATAGATTATATTCAGCTACATCATTAAATGATTTTAGTAGTGCTACAATGAGTACGATCTCTACAGCAAGTTCTACAGTAATTAGCGGCGCTGCCGCCTCCGCAGGGGCGTACTGGCAATTTATAATCGAGGGAACAGTAAACATAGCCGCAGGCGGTACGTTCATTCCGCAATATACCCTAAGCGCAGATCCTGGTGGTGGCTATAGCACACAGCCTGGCAGTTTTATCAGCATATATCCAGTATCGGCTGCGGGCTCAATGAGCGCAGGCGCATGGAGTTAACATGTCAGAGTCTGCATATCTTGTTTCACTGAACACAGTTGAGCAGCTGGCAGTAGATGCAGTGGCCGACGATGCCGCCGTATGGATCACTCAATTGGTACAAAAAAATTGTCAAATCTTAATTGATCAGCTGGTACACGATACAGTTGATCGCTGTTTAGCTAGAGATTTGCCCATACCTCCAACCAGAGAAGAGATTATTAAATTATCAGTCACCCGCGGATGGGCAAAAATTTTGCCTGTGTAAACAAATAAATATATATAAATTATTTAAAAAGGAATTTTTATGAGTCATTTTGCCCGAGTAGAAAACGGCCTAGTAACACAAGTTATCGTAGCCGAACAAGATTTTATCAACACTGGAGCAGTAGGTGATCCCACTCAGTGGATTCAAACCAGCTATAACACTTTTGCAGGCGCTCATCAATTGGGCGGAACACCCTTGCGTAAAAATTACGCCGGAATTGGCTACACATACGACAGTGAGCTGGATGCTTTTATTCCACCAAAACCGTTCCCAAGTTGGATGCTGGACACAGAAACCGGCCACTGGCACGCCCCAGTAGCTATACCAGCGCCAAAAGAAGGAGTGACATACATGTGGAATGAAGATGCGCAGATCTGGGAAGAAAAAATCCTAACCATTACCGTACAAGATCCACCACAATAATAGCAGGCTATGCCATTAAATTTCCCCGACAGTCCCAATACCAATGACCCTTATACATACGGCAATCGCAGCTGGATCTATAACGGACGTGCCTGGGTCGCGTCGGGGGCAATTATTGGCTATACCGGTAGTCGCGGCGCCGCTGGCTACTCGGGCAGCTTGGGCTACACAGGCAGTGCCAGTAATGCCCCGGGCTATACTGGCAGTGCAGGTCCCAGTTTTGTCAATATCTACACTTCAGGCAGCTTGTATGTGTTTGATGGTACTCGCAGATGGTATGCGCCCTACAACTTGTCAGTGAATTCTGTTGTGGCCAACATGGTCACCACAGCAGATGCCAACGTGGTTTTTGCCATTAAAAAGAATGGCACCACAGCAGCCACTATAACTATCGCTACCGGGCAGTATACAACTACATATACTACACCGTTTACCATGTCCAGTGGCGACTATGTCACTATCAGCATCACGCAAGCAGGATCTACTAACAGTCCTGGCAGCGAACTCTACGTGCAGCTCAAATACACACAGACCAGTTGATTTTGAATATAAATACTTAGATTGATCTGTACTGGTATCGCTCATAAATACAGTAATAGGTCTAGGAGTTTTATACAATATGGCAATAATTAGAACAGCAAAATACGCAGTACAGGTTCCCGCTCTCACAGAAGATCCCTATCCAAATTCGGGTAAACTCTACTTTCAAAACGAAGCCTTCAGCAGCGCCAACTTGAGCGTGTTTTTTGACAAAACCATCAGCTGGAACACAGCCGGTACTGGTTATAGCACATTTGGCTACAGCAGCACAGTATCGGGTACTGCTCCGGAAGCCCAAGGCGGCGTACTGCAACTCAAAGGTGAAGTCACTTTTGTTCGACACCAGATATACAACACTGTCAACGACTACAGGAACAACCTAGATCAAGCACCGTGGGCCAGTATGGATCCTACACGTCCGGTTATACAGACCAGATACGACACTGACGGGGTCAACAATCAAGTCTTGATGACCTATAATCAAATGACCAATTCGGCGGCCAGCGCATTTGTCAGCTATTATCGCCGTGTCAACGTAGGTAACGACAGCAGCTCAAGTTTTCCGATACAAAATACCACACATTCAACCAGTTACACCTTCTTCCCAATATACAGAAATCCCAGTACCAACAACATGATAGTGATAGCAAACTATCACGTCACCGGCTATCAACCAGGATCGACTACAGGTGCGCACTTGCCCAACATGTTCAGCGCCACAGCACCGGTCTTTGCAACTCAAGCAGCAGGTCAACAGTCCGGTCAGCTCACTGTACAATTCATAGGGGTCAGCAGCCTTGACGGCCAGGCCATATTCTTAAACAACACCATTGGTAACGATTACACGCAAAACATCTACAAGTACAGTGATAGCAGTACCACTGCCACCAATCCGGGTATATTTACCACCAGCCCCAGTGCTGATGGTAGAACGGGTGGATCAGCAGGCGGCGCAAGAACCACACCCACCGGTGGCACCTTCCAGCCCAAGTTTGCCAGTAGGACCTTTACAGATCCCAATACTAGCCCCAGTACTACCTCGGGACAAACTGGATTCTATGTTCCCTATTTTGATACCGCAGGCGCATACCACCCATTCTATATTCTTTGGAACAAGACCAACGATACATTCCTGAGATTTGCTAATGTTACTACGGTGTTCGGCTCAGGTACACAGAGTACCTATTTCTATCCAGACACCACCACCGCCAGCAGCGTGACGGTCAGTTACGGTATGCAACGTGTGATCTATAACGAATCATTTGTGTTTAGTGGTACTAGATATCTAACACTCATGCAGCTTCATGGTGCTGGCGGTGTATTTGACGGCAACGTAGCTCAACGCACATTCATGACCTATGCGGTCAGCAGCACTGACTATACACAGACCACATTCCATAGTGCTACTACTATACCTAGTACACCTAAAAACGTTTGTTGGTTGAATGATGCTAGAACCTTGATGGCGGTGATCGCGCACAACTATACATATGTCTACAGCTTCAACAGTGCAGTGACCGGGTGGAACTTGACAGCCAGCTTTAACTATCAATTCAACAGCATTGGTAGAGATAGCTTGGGGCGCATTTGGGCACATGATTCGGGACCACTGACTTATGGACGCATACACTTATTATCAGGTAGCATGCCATCCACAGTTAACGTAACACCAGCAGCCAACAGCTACAACTACAGTGGTACGACTATCAGTACCACATATGCCGTTGACACATATGATATCACCGGTGCTAGAGTTGCTGCCAACGTGACACTGACATCCACAGGATCCAGCATCGTGTTCTACACCAGTAACATCTTGGTGACCACACCTGCAATTACCGTGACCACCAGTGCCAGTGCAACTACCACTGTGAACGCTGCTGTGGTCAGTGCTGGTGTTAGCACCATAACTACCACTGTGACATTGTAAGGATTTGTAAATGACTGAAACTGTTGATCGTACCGTAGAACAACATGATGCCGATGGCAACGTGACCATCACCAGGACTTTTAGATATGAGTTTACTGGCAGTGAGCTCTATATTGGCCAAGTAACACTGGACGAAGATGGAATTGAACAGGTAGTACCGGCTGGGTACCAACCCTGGCAATGCATGCCCGATGGTACTAGACAGTCATGGACCAATGCTGAGGATGCGTTCGCTTGGGCTGATCAAGAGATGCGTATCAGCAAATAAATTAAGGAATATATTGTGGCAGTAATAAAAACATTTAAAACAGGCGAGCAAGCAGCGGCCATTCTAGAAGATCCTATTCCAGGTAGTACCTACTTGTATTTTCGCACAGATGCCTACAACAAGACCTCGCTGACACCACAGTTTGATGCACAATACAACTTCAGCCCCACTGGCGCTTTGTACGGTGCACCGCCAAACGATATATTAATAGACAGCATGATCAGTATGAACACATTTGGTCATCCCATCTTGAGTGGTGGTACAACTGCCAGTTATAATATTAGCCATATTGCCTTCACTGGTGTACTGGTACTCAACGGCGAAGTCACGCACTGCTGCCATTTCAATACTGGACTCACCACCAATGACTATAGAAACAATCTAGATCATGCTCCTTTCTTTAGCATGGACCCCACTACACGTCCAAAACCTGCATCCTACTTCACAGACGGTACCAGCTCGGTCGCCTACTGGGTAGTGTGGAACAACAGCAACGCGGGCGGTACAGCCACGTTGTCTGGCACCAGAATGGTGTGCATGGTAAACGCTCGCAGCGCCGATATTGCCAGTGGTACAACTGTTGTGACCAACAGCAGGAATCTAGGCCTGATACAAACCGGCGCGCCGCATGGATACCCCATGTACAGGAATCCCAGTACCGGTAACATGGTCTGGGCTGGAGCATATCAAAACACTGCTGGTTATTATCCCACCGGCTTTGTTGGATATCACACTGGCCCGGCATTCGGCCCTAATTCTACATCGACTTCGCCCAGTACCGGCAATCAAAGCACCGACTACTCGGTTCAGTTTGTGGGCATAAGCCTGGTAGACGGACTCATGATCACCTTGCAGAATTACAACCAGAATGACTACACGCACTATTTTTACAAGTACAATGATGGCGCCAATACCACCACACAGTTGAATCTTTATAACACAGCACCCAGTGCCAGTGGCAGCAGCGTGGGCGGCAATAGAGCCACCACTCAAGGCGGTGTTAAAAACAAATTTGCCAGTCGTTGGTTCACTGATCCCTTGGCAGCAACCAGTCGTGGGTTCTACATGCCTTATGTGGACACAGCCGGCAACTATGCACCATTCTACTTTCAGTGGAATACCACAACCGACAACTTCAGTCGCAATGCCACCAACTGCACAGTCGGCTACGGTGCCAATAGTCTAAGCACCTATTGGAGCCCGGACGGCACCTGCTTGGCCAACAGCAGCACCGCTTATGCCATGCAGACAGTGTGGTTTAATGAAACATTCACTGTGGGATCTAATCGTTACCTGTTGTTTATGCAACTAAACGGAACCGGACAGACCATAGACTCGGCACCAAAGTCATGTACATTCATATGCTACAGCGTAAACGCAGCAGATCCTAGAGTGTTGACGTACCATAGCAGTATCCCAGTTCCTTCAACACCAAAGAATATCGTGTTCTTGAATGATGCCTTGACCATCCTGGGTGTGTTCTGCTTGAACAATTTTTACATCTACACCTTCACTGAGGGCGCTGGCTGGACTCGCACTGCCAGTTTGCCATACCAATTCAGTGCTGTGGGCAGAGACAATCTGGGACGTATCTGGGGAGTAGAACCAGGACCATACCGTTGGGGACGCATACACTTGATCAGTTTGAGTGTACCAGTCACCATTGTAGTAACCCCAGATGCTACCACCTACACCTATGCTGGCACACCCATCACCGGTAACTTGGCCATCAAAGCACTAGATGCCAGCGGCAACAGGATCAGCACCACAGTCAAACTGGTTATCGATGGCGGCAGCATGCTGTTTGGTGGTAGCAACTATACCACCACGGTTACCACCAGCGCCAGTGCAGATGTCAATGCAGCAGTCACCATATCCGGCGGAGGCGTTAGCAATATTATTGCCAGCGTGTCAGTATGAGGACGGCCAGTGTCTGCAATACTATCCAGTCTTGATCTAGTAGTCAATCGCCTTACGACCATAACGGTCGTACAGAGCGGCCCTCAGTTCAAGACCACACTGGCGGCGACTCCCACTGAAACCGTGGTACGTACCAGCAGCAATGTGGGTCTAAATAGGATTAACACCACTCCTATTCTAAGCAACACAGTCAGTGTTGCTTATCCCACCAGCAGTCTGCTGGGTGCTCAATTCACAGTGGTTGACACTGTGTCCACTACCAACAGTGCCAACGCCAACAGTTTTGCAGTTACCACATCATCAGTGTTTGGTGGCGGCCTCAATTATACCTATGGCAACATAGTTTCAAATGTCAGTGGATACACAACTCAAACCTACACCACACCCGGGACCTATACTTGGACCTGTCCAGCCGGTGTAACCCTAATCAGCATGGTGGGAGTAGGTGGCGGTGGCGGCGGACAACAACGAGCCACAGGTGGGTCAGGTGGCGGTGGCGGCTTAATTGATTACTACAATGCTTATGCAGTCACACCTGGATCCAGCTATACCATTGTTGTGGGATCGGGTGGTAGTCCAGCTACCACTGCAGGTAATAATGGCGGCGCAACGTATTTTCTCGACTCAACTGGAACGGCTCCTGTTATATATGCCAGTGGTGGTACCGGTGGAGCCAATATGAATTGGATATCGGGCGGTACCGGTGCTAGTATTATCAATAGTACATATACTTCAATTGATACATTTACTGCACAGGATTCCCAGAATGGTAATATATCCTACGGCATCAGCCCCACCTTAACTGGGCTGGCAATAAATTCAGTAACAGGTGTGCTATCATATGTCCAACAAGCAAGCCCGTTTGCTTCTAATTCCTATATTGTTACTGTTACAGCATCTTCAACATCTGGTGGCAGCATTAGTAAATTTTATACAGTAACTCTAAATGCTACCAGTTACTTGTATTATCTAGTGGCCGCCGGTGGGGGTGGTGCAGGAACTAGTGGTTCGGTTTCGGCAACTACACCTGGCACTGGTGGTGGCGGTGGTCTCATAGTGGGATCACTGGCAATAACATCAGACACAGTGGGTAATGCGCTGGTCACTATTGGAGCAGGTGGCAGTGTTGGCACCAATGGCGGCAATAGCAGTGCAATTAACACAGCAGTGTTTGGTACAAATGGCCTAGTGGCCATTGGTGGCGGTGCAGGCGGAGATGCAGTAACTGGCAATGCTGGCATCGCTGGCGGCAGTGGTGGTGGTGGCGGGTACAGTTCTAGCCTAATCAGCGGCAGTGGTGGTGCCGGTCTACAGCCTACCAGCATTTGGGGCGGATACGGCACTGCTGGCGCTGCCGGTAGTCTGGGCGGTATTGGTGGCAGCAGCGGAGGCACAGCACTAAGCACATTTGCTGCGGGTAGTTTGTTGTTTAACGGTACCAGTCAATATCTAACAGTACCTTCAAATGCCAAATTTCAATTTGGTACTGGTAATTTTACAATTGAATTTTGGTTTTATCATACCAGCACTAGTGGACAACAGCACTACATTGATTTTAGGACCACTAGTGGCGACACAGCACCACTGATTTTTTTAGATAATACTAGCGGCTTAATTTATTACTACACCGGTGGTAGTAGACGAATAACTGGATCACAACCGCTAGTAAACACCTGGTATCACATTGCAGTTGCTAGATCTAGCACTACTACTACAATGTTTATTGGCGGTATTCCAGTTGGATCATGGACCGACAGTGTCAACTACACTGCCGGAACAGTATACATTGGGAGAAACGCAGCAGCAGCGGATAGCTACTTTGCTGGTTATATAACCAATGTAAGAGTAATAAAAGGCACGGCAGTATATGCTGGTACATTTGCACCAACTGTACCACTGGCTAATATCACCAACACTTCGTTGCTGTTATTGGTTAATAACGATACCACTAAAATAACGGATTCAAGCTCGAGTCCAAGTACGCTAACCAACGTTGGTGCTGCCACCTACAGCAGTAGTGCAGTGCCATCGGTAGCAGTAACTGGTGGGACCGCAGCAGGTAGTCTGAGTTTTAATGGTACTTCAAATTATATGACAGCTGGTGTAGCAAGTAATTGGAAATTTTTACATGATGCCACTACAGATTATACCATGGAATGTTGGTTCTACACCACTAGTGATGCATATCAAAATATAATAGGTACAGCCGGATACACTGGAGCCGTTGGATTCGAACTATCCATTGGCGGCACGCCTCAGACAACTTATCCCGGTATTGGTGCAATTTCGATAGTGTACACAAGAGGTGTGGGTGGATCCAATATTGGTTTATATACTGCAACTGGGCTATATGCCAAAAATACGTGGAATCATGTAGCAGTAACTTTTACTTCTGCTAGCAAAATAGTCAAAGTTTTTCTAAATGGACAGAGTTACCCACCAGTACTGGGCAGTTCGACAGATCTGTCAGCATTTGCATTTAATACTGCAAATGATCCAACTAATACATTAGGCATTGGTTTCACTCCCGCCACTGGATATTTCAGCGGATACATTACCAATGTTCGCATAACTAGATCTATTTTATACACAACCTCATTCTCTCCAACAGTTCCGTTGATACCACTCAGTGGCACTCAACTTGCATTATTAGTTAATAGTGATGCAACCAAAGCAGTTGATTCAAGTAGCAATGCATATACACTAACTAATAATGGTGCTACATTCAGCAGTACAGTGGTCCCCACTGTGACCAGTGCAACTACCACTGCTGGCGGCAGTTTTTTGTTCAACGGTACCAATGCTACACTGACTAGCCCCGGAAGTTCGGCATTCAATCTTGCAGCTGATTTCACACTCGAAGCTTGGATATACTTCCAAGGTACCACTGCTGCCTGTACTATTATGGGACAACAGGGTGGCCCAAGTCCCAACCGCGGTTGGTTGTGGGGGTTGAGCGGTACCGGAGAACCAAATTTTGGTTGGTCTATAGCTGGAAATGGTACTATTGGTTCGGGTGGAACTTACTATGCCGGTGCCCTAGTCCCATTGAATCAATGGGCCCATGTGGCATTTGTAAGAAGTGGAACAACCTATACATTTTATATAAATGGCACTGCTGCTGGTTCGGGCACCATGTCGGGCGCAGTAAACCAAGTGGGATCATTTGGCATAGGCTATACGCCAAACGAAACCACAAGCGGGCAATCCTATTTCAAAGGTTACATGACCAACATCAGGATTGTCAATGGTACAGCAGTATACAACAGTGCGTTCACTCCTAGGCTGTTGAGTGCCGTTACCAACACATCGTTATTATTATTGGTTAACAGCAGCGGAACATATCTAACAGATTCTAGCGTTAATAATCTTACTATAACCAGTGTCAATGTCTCTTACAACGGTAGCGTCGTCCCCACGGTAGCGGGCAGCAATGGACCCATAGCAGTCAACATCCTGGGTAACGTTGTTGCCAGTTATTCAGACGGTGGACCTGCAGCCAACAGCAGTGTCAACTACGGTGGCGGTGGCGGCCGCGGCAGTTACGGTGTTGCTGGCAATGCCGGAGTTGCTTATTTTTGGTATGCTGGCGCACAAAGAAGTATCGGTGGCAGTGTGGTACAATCGGTTAGTTATAGTGGAACCAATTATTGGTTGCACAAATTCACCAATACTGGATATTTTGCAATGACCTCTCCGGGACTCAATGCACCAAGTACGATAGATCTATTGGTAGTGGGCGGTGGTGGCGGCGGCGGCGCTTCAACCAGTTATGATGGCGGCGCAGGTGGCGGCGCAGGTGGCTACAGGGCCATTACTGGGCTAGCACTTACTTCGGGTACCTACACCATCACAGTGGGTGCAGGTGGTCGCGGAGCAAGAAACTCGGGTGCCGCAACTTCAGAGTCTGGACAAGATTCTTCGGCATTTGGTTATGTTGCCACCGGCGGCGGGTTTGGTGGTAGCGATACCGGAATAGGTTCGGGCGGCCCTGGCGGTAGTGGCGGTGGTGCAGGCGGTTCAAGTACTACCAACGTTGGTGCTGGTAACACTCCTGCAACTGTACCCAGTCAAGGCAACAGCGGTGGCACAGGTGGTAATGGTTCAGGCGGAACTCAAGGCACAGGTCGTGGTGGTGGTGCTAGTGCAGCTGGTGGTAACAGTTCAGGCAATACTTCTGGTGCAGGTGGTGCAGGTGCCACCTGGTTAGATGGCAACACATACGCCGGTGGCGGCGGCGGCGGCGCACCTGGTAACCCCACCGGAACAGCAGGCGCAGGTGGTGCAGGTGGTGGCGCGCCAGGAGCCAGCGTGGGTACACTCACCGCCAGTGACGGCACCCCCAATACCGGCGGTGGTGGTGGTGGCGCAGCTCATAATTACAGCACCAATACCAACATAGGTGGTAACGGTGGTAAAGGTGTGGTTATCATACGATACCCTGCTAATTATTCTGCCTTATCAACCACTGGCGCGACTGCAACCATAGTTGGCGGATACAGATATTATACATTTACTGCATCGGGATCACTGACAGTGAGCGTTGCCACTCCGCCCACTGTGGAATATCTAGTGGTTGCTGGCGGTGGTGGTGGCAACGGTGCTGGCGGTGGCGGAGCAGGCGGTTTATTGACCGGTGCAAATCTTGCAATTGCTGCGGGCACAACATACACGGTCACAGTGGGTGCTGGTGGTGCTACCGGCGGCGGAAATGGCAATGCCAGTGTGTTTGGTTCCGTGGCCACAGTGGGCGGGGGCGGCGCCGGCTACAGTGTTGTTGGTTCTGATGGTGGCAGTGGAGGTGGCTCGTCATATTATGGCAATGCAGGTGGAAGAGGTATATATCCGGGTTCAGCATACATCAGCGGCCCTAGACAGGGATATGATGGCGGTATTGGTTATAACAGTGGCGGTGGTACCTACAACGGCGGAGGTGGTGGCGGCGCTGGAGGCAATACCGGCGTCAACGGAGCAGGTGGGGGCAGTGTTGGTGGTGTTGGTGGTGTAGGAGCCGTGACCACATTGATCACCACCACGCAGGCCACTACCTATTCGGTGGGACAAGTTGTTACCGGTAGTGTGTATTTTGCCGGTGGTGGTGGTGGCGCCGGCGCTTCGACTGACGGTGCAGGCGGATCGGGTGGCGGTGGCAGCGGCGCGCATGGTGCAGGAGTTGCGGGCACGCAATACACTGGCGGCGGTGGTGGTGGCGGTAATGGAGGAGCCCCGGGCACAGGTGGTGGTGGAATAGTGATCGTTCGCTATTCGGACAGCTATGGAGCCGCAGTGAGCACTACAGGAAGTCCTGTTATAGATGTAGCGAATGGATATAGAACATACATATTCAAGACTTCTGGCTCGATCACATTCTAAGTAAATACTAGTATGGCAATCAGCAGCTCATTTCTATCAAACGTCACAGTTGAAACACTGGTAGTGGCCGGTGGAGGTGGTGGTGGCAACAATTACAACCTGCGTGGCGCCGGGGGTGGTGCAGGTGGGCTAGTGTATGTAGGCAACCTGCAGATCGCAGCAGGATCCACATCCAATGTCATAGTTGGCACCGGAGGACTAGTAGGCGCCCGAGGCGGCGACAGTGCCATATTACCTTATGTGCCTACTTATAGCCACTGGTTCAATGGCTACAGTCAATTTGACTATCTCACAGTGTCTACTACAACCGCTAATGTCACAACCTCAGCAGCAGGCAGTTTGAGTTTTAACGGCACCACACAGTATTTGTCAATGACCGGTACCACGTCAGGGCCACTGGATCTTGCCACCGGCGCACCAAACTGGACAGTTGAGTGCTGGTTTTATCCCAACTCGGTAACTGGTCAGCAGAGTATATTTTGGAAGGGCGGTACCACTGGCACAGTGAATCCTTCGTATGCGTTTTTCCTTAGTGGCACGGGCGGACAATGGCTCATCGGCGATGGTGGCGCCGGTGCTCCAGCAATTCAAAACGTGTCAGTTACTTTTGCCATTGGTACTTGGTACCATTTTGCTCTAGTACGCAATGGTGGCACAATGACTGCATACATAAACGGTGTGGCGCAGACTACCATTGTTATATCTGGTACCATGAGCAATACCGGCAATAATGGTTTAAATATAGGCAATAGTGCAGTTGACGGGTCTAGTAGGCCATTTAATGGATTGATCACCAACTTCCGTATAGTCAAAGGTACTGCCATGTATACCGCGGCATTTACACCTACGCCGCCACTGGGCAACGTATCTGGTACAGCGTTATTGCTGTTGGTAAAAAATGATGCTAATAAAATACTAGATGCCAGTGTTAATAACACAGTGGTAACCAATAACGGCAGCGCCACCTTTAGTGCAACAGTACCGTCACCAGTGACACTGGCACTGTACCCACTGTCATTTTTGACCAATGACTTTACAGTAGAAGCCTGGATCTATCTTAATGCTTATGGTGCCACTGGTACTAACATTATTGAAACTAGGACCGGTGCTGTAGCGCAACCCTGGGTGTTTGGGCTTAACGGCACCAGCCTGGATTTTTATTGGGGCACTGGTGCCACTGTTAGAGCCACCAGCAGCATGCGTGTGCCCAGTGGGCAGTGGACACATGTGGCGGCTACTCGGTTGAATGGTAATGTTTATCTTTATATCAACGGATATCAAGACATTAACTCAGTGGCAGCAGCCGGCGGTAATGTGGTGCAAAGCAGCAGCACCTTTTGGATTGGTAATTTGAGAGATGGTGCAGCCACCGGGCAAAACACATATTCTGCCAATGTTTACATTTCAAACCTGCGTACAGTAAATGGCACAGCAGTTTATACTGCCAACTTCGCACCACAGACCACCAACTTGTCCAACATTGCAGGCACAACCATGTTGACCTTGCAGAATTCAACACTGGTGGATAATGCACAATTTAAATTACCCATCACCAAATATTATGGCAGCGTGAGTCCTAGTATATTCACGCAGTCAACACCTGTAACAGATGGCTATGCCAGTGTTTACTTCAATGGTGCAACCCTGTTGCAGTACACCAACTCAACAGCACTGACCACACAGTATCCAGCTATTGATGTCAGTGCCAATGGATTTATAATCACATCAACAGGTCCGCCCACTGCTATTGCAGCCGCGCCGGCAATAACACCACTGAGTGCGGTGAACAGTATTAGCTTCAGTGGTAGTAGTCAAAAATTAACTCTCCCAGCATCTAGCGCATTTGATCTGTCTGCTGCTACCACTGGCAGTACGTGGACTTTGGAATGGTGGATGTACTCACTTGCCACACCTACATCGGGAAATCAATGCCGCATATTCATGGCAGGCACCAATGGTGATGCTGCTGGATGGGACATAGGGTATGATAATAACGGAAGTTTTGGATGGTATAGGCCATTTGGTACCCCGGGAACTCTCATTGGAGCCCCGGCCGGCACCATAGCATTGAGCACTTGGTATCATATAGCAGTGGTGTGCAATGCCGGCAGCGCAAGAATATATGTTAACGGAGTTTCGGTAGCAGGCCCAACTGCTATTACACTTCCTAGTTCGGCATCGCAGGGACTAAGAATTGGATATGATGATGTAGGTACAGTTAATTTTCAATACAACGGATACCTCAGTAATATTCGACTGGTCAAAGGAGTTGCTGTCTACACCGGCAACTTTACAGTACCCACTGCACCACTGGCAACCACTCAGAGTTCCAGTGCAAACATAGCAGCTATCACAGGCTCACAAACCAGCCTGTTAATACAAGCCATAAGTTCAAATAGTTGGACAGCTGAATGTTGGGTCTACCCATCTGGTGATTACAGCGTCTATAGGACCATATTTGCCAAACGTGTGAGCGCTAGTGGTACCACCGAATTTGAAGGTTACCTGCGATTGACCACTGGTGTTATCAGTTTCTTTAATGGCACCAATTACGAAAGCACAACAACATTAACTGCCAACACCTGGAGCCACTGTGCATGGGTTTACACCGGAACCAATATCGTTATCTATGTAAACGGTACGCAAGTATACACAAGCGCAGTCACAATCACCACCAACACTGAACCCCTAGTCATTGGCGGCGCTAGAGGTTACAGTGAATATTTTCTTGGCTATTTAAGCAACTTCCGTTTTACTAGAGGAATTGTATATACTGGCGCATTTACTCCACCCACTACACCACTGCGAGCTACTCAAACTGTGTCAGGCAACATTGCTGCCATTACTGGCAATGCCAGCAGCAGTACCAGCTTGTTGGTATTACAGAGCAGTACCTATAAAGACAACAGTGCGAACAATTACTTATATGGTTACACTTACACCATCTTTACCGGCACACCCATAATCAAAACCGATATTGCACCGTTTGTTGATCTCAATCGCGGAATCGTTGCCTATGGTGGCGGAGCAGGTGGATTCAACGACTCAACCAACAATGCCACCACAGGTGGTTCGGGCGGTGCCAATTGGTATCCAAGTCAAACCGGCGCCGCGGCAAGTCAGCCTGCTACTAGTTATTATAATGGTGTCGCCTATGCCAACACTGGATTTGGTAACACAGGTGGTACTAGTGCAGGTGTACAACCTTACGGTGGTGGCGGTGGCGGTGCTGGTGCAGCAGGTGCCTCCGCCACCAGTGGCCTTGCCGATGGCGGTATAGGGCGACAATACAGCACCAGTGGACTACCTACCTATTACGCAGGTGGCGGCAGCAGTTCTGGTTACTGGGATGCTGCCGGAAATAAACTGAGCCCAGGAGGTCTAGGCGGTGGTGGACAAGGTGATAACAGTATATGGGCAGCACAGCAGACGACAGGATACGTGGGCAGTACTGGCACGGTCAACACCACTGCCAATGGTGCAGCATACACCGGAGGTGGCGGTGGTTCGGGAGGTGCTGGTGGTTCGGGCATAGTCATCATGCGCTATCTAGGCACGCAAATGGCCACAGGCGGTACCATAACATCAATTGGCGGATATACCATACACACATTTACCAGCAATGGTACATTCACCATTGCTGCCAATATATCTGTTGGCAGCGCAGGCGGTAACGGTGGTCCCTATGCAGGCGGTGGTGGTGGAGCAGCAGGTTATTTGGGATTTGGTGGCAATGGCGCAGCAGGTGCTAGTCTAGCAGCCGGTAACTATGGCACAGGTGGTGGTGGTGGCGGTGGTGGCTCCAGTGCAACATTTGCAGGTGGTGGCGGTGGCGTGGACATCTGGGGTCTAGGTGGCACCAGCGGTAGCGGTGGTGCAGCAGGTCAACCTGGTACTGGTGGCAGTACAGAAATCATACTTGGCATAACCGGCAACGGAGCCCAGCCCGGTTTTGGCAGCAACGGAGGCCTCTACGGTGGCGGTGGCGGTGGCGGCGTTACTAGTTCATTGGATACCTCACAAGGATGGGGAGCAAATGGTGCATTTGCACTGGTATATTCAACTACATCTAGCACCTACACCTACCCATATATCAGCCCACTTAACATTGCTTACCTTGGTAATTTACAGTCTACAAATACCACTAGTGGAGTCGCTGCAAACATATCAGGCGTAGTAACAGATTCAAACTTTGATCAGTTGGTCACAGGTAGTCTTGCCTATAGTCAAACCAGTGCGGGAGTACCCGTTGCATACGAGTCACCGTATACCAATAATACTGTTTCAGTATACAGAACATTTGCACTTGCAGCCAATAATATCATATCCAGCGACAGCACAGTAACGGTCAACTATCAAGCCGAGTGGATGTTGAAGAACAGCGATCCTGCGTTCCCGGCTACCTACAATCGACCATTCAATTATCAGACTGCTCAACCAGTGACCACTACCAATGATCCAAGGAAATTGACGCTGAAAGCAGCCTATATTACCAAAACTGGTACACAGCAAGATCCAACTGAGCCAGATCAGTATCTATAACCGGTTAAATACAAGTATGTCATTTAGTGAAATAACTGCCGTAGACCTAGTAGTAAATCAAATCGTTACTGTGGTCACCAAGTACAGCCCGTCATCACCTGCAGGCATTAATACCACTGGAGACATCGTTCCGGCTGAGACCATAGTGCGTACCAGCAGTAATGTGGGCTTGAATCGAATCAATACCACACCAATATTATCTAACACTGTACAGGTCTATAATCCACTGTATTCACTTGGCAATCAGACATTCAACTATTTAAACTTGCCGGCCAATTTACCAAGCACATATGGTGCAAACGCTCTGGTAAATTTAGGAGGTCAAACATTTGGTTTTAACACAGTTGGTAATGCCACACCAGTTGTGGATCGCGGCGCCAGCTTGGGTAACCAAAACTTTCCAGTTTATGACAGCGTACCCAGTGTCAATTCTATTGATCCTGTGTTGGAATTGAGTACGCCAGTATCCATTTCGCCTGGCGGCAGCTTGGCATTTAACGGCGCCGGAAATCTTGTGGTAACTGTGGGTGCTAGTGCTGCACTGACATTTGGCACCAATCCGTTTACCATTGAGTGCTGGTTGTTTTTGACCGGTACCGGGGGCAACTATACCATATATGATGCCAGAAATGCCAGCAGTGCAGTGGCAGTCAACTTCTATTTCCAAGGCGGGAATATTTTAAGTCTCATGGTAAGCACAACAAATGTCATAGCTGGCACCGCGGCTGTAACAGCTGGCGTATGGCATCATGTGGCACTATCTAAGAATAGTGGATCAACCAGGATATTCCTTGACGGCATACAGATAGGATCGACATATGCTGATTCTAACAACTATTTGTCAAGTGGACCCACAATTGGCAAAAACTCAGTAGGTGGGGGTGGCGCTAATAACCTTGCAGGCTATATTGCTAATTTTAGGATAGTGAATGGTACTGGATTGTATACCACACAGTTCACCCCATCAATTACAGCAGCCAATATAGCCAATACTCAATTGCTGTTATCGGTGAATTCTAGCGCCACTTACCTAACAGATTCCAGTGTAAATAACTTTTCATTTACCAGTACTGGTGTAGTGTATTCTACACTGGTACCATCTGTTCCGGGCACACCTGCATACTATACCACACAGTATTTCAACAGTGGTTTAAACATTCCCTACGGTGATATCACTGCCAACGTATCGGCATACTCGGCGCAGACCTACACCACTCCGGGCACTTATACGTGGACTGTGCCAGCTGGAGTATACAGCATCACAGTGGGTGCTGTTGGTGCCGGTGGTGGTGGTGTACAAAAAACCGGTGGTGGTACGGGCGGCAATGGTGGCAACGTGGCATACTATAACAGTTACACAGTTACACCGGGAGAAACCTACACAGTTGTTGTGGGCACTGGCGGCGCCCCGGGTGGGGTATTTGGCACGACTGGTGGTAGCACTTATATGACTCGACCCTCTAGCAACGTGGCAGTGGTAGTTGCTGGAGGCGGCGCCGGGGGTAGTAGTTTGTACTGGCAGACCGACGACATCAGCGTCCAGACCTTAGACTCCAGTGGTATCATCGCCCGCATATCTGCGGCAGATCCTAGCCTAAGAACCATAACCTACAGCATTTCATCGGGCAGTTTGCCTACAGGTGCAGTACTCAATACTGCCAATGGTGCTATTACATGGACCAAACAAAATCTAAGCAGCAGCACCGAGTACACACCTTTTACTGTCAGTGCCGCAGTGACTGGTCCGGCTCAAACCATAACTAAAAGATATACTATTCAAATAGTCACAACCAGTTACGCAGTAACTGCCAGCACAGCCAACGTGGTACTCTATGGCACTAGTATCACTTTTTATGTTAGAACTACAGGTGTGGCAGATGGAACCACGCTGTATTGGACCAATGGGGGTTCTACGACCACCGATGAATTCATTGATGGTATAAACAGTGGCCCAATAACTATCACTGGCGGAGCGTTTAATATAGTTAGGACTTTAACAGCTATACAATCTGTTCCGGGATCTAGTAGGAATATTATTATACAGTTACGAACAGGATCAATATCGGGAACAGTAGTAGCTACAGGCCCAACCATAGCAGTAGCACCACAGACATTTGCTATCGCCTCAAATGTAGCTGCAATGAACGAAGGTACTTCGGTACAATATACTGTGACCACAGCCAACGTTGCCACAGGCACCGTAGTATATTGGACCGACTCCGGAAATGTAGCAGCCGGTAGATTCAGCGACGCTGTTATTTCTGGTACAGTAACTCTGAATTCTAATTCTGCTATCGTTGTCAGAAGCGTGATAAACAATCTTCTTCTTGATGGTATTACAAATACAACGTTACAAGCACGCAATGCCAGCACAATAGGTGCAGTTATAGGTACATCAACACCAGTTATAGTTAACGATACATCAACTGGTCCTACAGTAGAATATCTAGTTGTAGGTGGTGGTGGTGGCGGTGGTCGAGGAAATGGTAATGGTGGCACTGGCGGCCAGGTTCTAACCGGCACTTTTGTGGCTAACAGTGGATCAACACTATCTACTTCTATAGGAGGCGGCGCCGCAGGCGGAACGTCCGCCGCTTTAAGTGCCACTGGTGGAAGCTCATCCTTAACCAACGCTGCAACATCAGTCACTGCTTTGGGCGGTGCAGGAGCAACTGGTAGTTCTAGTGGTCAAGGTGTTGGTGGTGGCGCCGCGGGCGGTGCAGCTTCGGGTACGAAAAATGGTAATGATGGTCCATCTACTGCAATCATCAGTACAACGGTTGCTACCACATATTCTATAGGGCAAGTCAGCGGCGGAACTGTTTATTTTGCAGGTGGTGGTGGTGGTGGAAATACCAATGGTGGTAGTGCAGGTATTGGTGGCAATGGTGGTCTTGGTGGCGGTGGCGGTGGCTCTGGCAGTCAAGGAACTGGCGGCGGTGGCCAACCATACGCCGGCGGCAGCGTTGGTCGTGTGGGGCTTGTAAATTCTGGTGCCGGTGGTGGCGGTGGATCATATCCAAATCATGGAAGTGCTGGTGCCGATGGTGTAGTAATCGTTCGCTATCTAAACACTTATCCGGCTGCAACATCAACAACTGGTTCTCCAGCATATGTCATCGACGGATCCTACAGAGTTTACATTTTTACCAGTGGCGGATCTATAACATTGTAATTTTATGCCAACATTAACAATAGATCTTTTAGTAGTAGCAGGTGGTGGTGGTGGTGGTTCCAGCACAGCCGGTGCCGCCGGGGGTGGTGGTGGGGGTGCAGGCGGATTCCGCTACTTCTCCGCAATCACGATTGATACCGCTACTGCGTATACAGTTACTGTTGGTGCAGGCGGTACTGGATCCTATTCTGCAAACCTAGCAGTACCCACAGCCGGTGGCAATACTACTGCTTTCAGTTATACAGCCAACGGTGGCGGATACGGTGGTACCAACGTTACCAGTTTAGACGCGGGCAGCACTGGTGGTTCGGGCGGTGGTGGTTCAGGTAATAGCGCCACAGGCGGTGCTGCTATAGTAACTACGCCTGTGCAGGGATTCGCCGGTGGTGCTGGTGGTGCTGGTACAGCAGGACAACAGGGCGCAGGCGGGGGTGGTGGCGCAGGCGGCCCGGGCGCACCAAGAGTTACTAGTGTATCTGGAGCAGGCGGTGTAGGAAATCTTTGGACTGCTGGAGGCACAGTATTCACTGGTAACTATGCTGGCGGGGGCGGTGGTGGCGCCAGCAACTCAGGAGGTGTAATTCGTCCCGGTGGTGATGGTGGCGGCGGTGATGGTGGACAGTATGGCTTGCCAACTAGTGCCAAAGCTGGGAGTACAAATACAGGAGGGGGCGGAGGCGGCGCAGGCGCAGATCCAACTAATCTCAATTATGGTGGCCGCGGCGGTTCGGGCATAGTACTGTTCAGATATGCTGGCACAGCAAATCTAACCAATTTATCCAATGTCAGTATAGTATCTGGATATGTGTATCATGCCATTAACAGCAGTACCGTAGTTTACTTTTACACAGACATTGGCCGCGGCGGCGTAGGTGGACCTTACGGCGGCGGCGGCGGTGGTGCCAACGGATGGATCAACTCTATTGGCGGCGGCGGTGGTGCCAGTGGTAGTGCGTTACTAACAGGCAACACTGGCGGCTACGGAGGTGGCGGAGGCGGCGGATCCAGCGCAACTGTAGCCAGTGGCGGCGGAGGCGGTGTTGATATTTGGGGCTTGGGGCGCGGTGGCACAGGCGGTGCAGCTAATGCTAATGGCAGCGGTGGTAGTGGTAATCTAACACTAAACACCTCCAGCTTAGGCGGCCTACCTGGCTTTAATGGTAACGGTGGATTGTTTGGTGGTGGCGGCTCGGGCGGTAATGTGGCATCAGTTGATAACACTAGAGGGTGGGGCGCAGGTGGGGCGTTTGTTATACTATACTCTACATCAGCCAGTTATACCTATCCTAATCCCAGTCCTGTCAATTCTTACACTAATACCAGTGGCATCATGCTGAACTCGAATGCCAGCACGGTGACTCAAGGTACTATCCCCCGGGCAATTAATTCTGACAGTGGTGCGCTAATTTCATCTGCTGTCCTACAACCAGGTTCAGTAGCAACACGGGCCGGCTCACAGGTGCTGCTGGCAGATCTATCGCAGGATATCAACTCTAATCACATCAGTGGGTATATTGATCAATACGCGGTTGGGGTAACATTTCCTTATTATGATCTAGTGTCAACACCTAACATCTACAACACAGCCAACTACTCCCCGACAACTGTGCTGAATCAAACAGTGGCGTATGAACCAAGTCAACGCACCATATCGCCACAACGCTACTTTGTACCCAACAGTGCTAATGTAAATTCAGTGACAAACAACCGAGCGCCACAACAGATTATCACTGTCAACACACAACCCGAATTCATGCTGGTGAATTCGGATAAGAACTACGTGGCCAGCAATACAGCACCCACAAACTACCAATCTATCCAAGCAGTGACCAACGATAATGATCCAAGATTGGCCAGCTTGCGGGTGGGATTCGCTGTCAAAGGTCAGACTGGCACCAATCCCTACAACCCCCAAAACGTCTATTAACGGTTTATTTTTTTCGGCAATGAGTGTATAATTAAATACACTATGAAAATTGCCATTATCGACATCATTGGATTACCATATGATGGAACCACAGTATTCAATCAAGGCCTAGGCGGTAGTGAGAGCGCTGTTACCTTTATGGCACGTGAATTGGCCAACGTTGGATTCAGTGTCACCGTATTCAACAACTGCAACATTGATCAGGCACGCCCGGGCACTTACGACCATGTCAATTATCGCCCACTTGCGGATCTAGCAGTACGGCAAGAATTTGACGTAGTTGTTAGCAGTCGCACGGTGATTCCTTTTGTGGATGTTGCAGACTATCCTAAATTGCAGGATGGCAGGGCCTTTGCTCTACAGTCTTATGACCCTTACAACAATATCGTGGCACAGGCCAAGATGCGCATACTGTGGATGCATGATACCTTCTGTCTAGGTGACAACCTAATCGAAGAACTGGCACTATCCAATCGCATAACCAACATATTCACGCTGAGTGATTTTCATCTCAGTTATGTAACCAACTGCAATCACGGACGCAGGCGTAATTTTGAAGTGCTCAAGCGCAAGATGTTTGCCACCCGCAACGGCGCCAACTGCTATGTGCCCGAAGTAGATATTGCTGCCAAGGACAGAAACCTATTTGTCTACAATGCCAGCGTGACCAAGGGCATGATACCCTTGGTAAATGAAATCTGGCCCAGAGTCAAAGCACAGATTCCCGAAGCCCGATTAAAAGTCATTGGCGGCTACTATAGATTCAGTTCCCAGTCAGAACCTGATGCACAGGAGCAAGATTGGCGGCGCATGGTAGCTGATCCCAAGTATGCCAATTGGGGCATTGAATTCTTGGGGGTAATACCGCAACAACAAATTGGTACAATACTGGCACAGGCCAATTTCATGATATATCCCTGCGCCTTCCCGGAAACGTTTGGTATATCTATACTGGAAAGTCTCTTGTACAATACTCCAGTCATCACCTGTAGGTTTGGCGCGGCAGAAGAAGTGGCACTAGAGGGTGCCTGCTATTTGATTGATTATCCCGTTGAGCCCAATAACCTGTTTCCCGATGTTGACCGGGCGCAGCAAATTGAACAGTTTGTGGCCATGACTGTTCGCGCATACCGTGACACTTATTTACATCAACAAAAACAATACTATTGCAACATTGTGAAGCCTGTTGCGGGGTGGGATAGTGTAGCACAGCAATGGAAGCAGTTATTCTTTAAGCAAACTGGCAGATATCTCACAAGAGCAGAATATCAACAGGCGTCAAAGATCAATCGGCAAGTGAATTTAATATGGCAGCGCCGCTATCATAATACTGTTGAACTAGAACACTATAAATCTGGATCCCAACAAGAGATAGTGGTAGTGAGCACATTCTATAATTGCCAGGACTACATAGCACGTTGTATAGAGAGCGTGGTAACACAAGACTATGATAACTATCGGCACATCTTGGTGGATGATGCCAGCACAGACAATACTGTGGACATTTTGTTGGCTGCGCTGGATCGTTTGCCCGACTACATACAAGATAAATTCTCCATTGTCTACAATCAAGAGAGACTGGGTGCCGTCTGCAATCAAGTCACTGCCATTAGAGAAATCACTAATCCTAATGCCATAGTCATGATCTTAGACGGTGACGATAGCCTGGTTAACGACAATAGTATATTCAATTACTATAATAGTGTATATGATGGTACTACTGAGTTTACCTATGGTAGCTGCTGGAGCATGGCCGACAGCATTCCTTTGATCAGTCAGCCTTATCCAGAACAGGTTCGGCAGACGAGAACCTACAGACAGCATCACTTTAATTGGATCTTGCCCTATACACATCTAAGAACATTTAGCAAGTATCTGATTGATGATTTAGACGACAGCATGTTTAAAAATCAAGGACAATGGTTCCGCGCCGGTGGTGATGGATCCACATTCTACGCTCTAATAGAAGCTGCTGATCCCAATAAGGTCAAATGCCTACAGCAGATAGTCTACAACTACAATGATAAAAACCCACTAAACGACTACAAGGTAAACAGCCAAGAACAAACAGCCACAGCACAGGCTATCGTCAATAAACGTCCAGTAGAAAAGTATTCCATTGTGGTTCCCACCATGTGGCGTGTGCGGGATCAATTTGTTGCGTTTTTGGCTCAGCTGTGCCAACACCCGGCAGTGGATGAGATCATCATCGTGGACAATGCACACGACCGCACACCTCCGGAACTGCAACATGAAAAGATACACATGTTTGATTTTGATGGCAACATCTATGTCAATCCCGCCTGGAACTTTGGTGTAGGCATCGCCCGCAATGAGAGGGTGTGCATACTCAATGATGATGTCACATTTGATCTTGACCTGTTTGAGCGACTGCAATACTTGATCACTCCCGAGGCGGGTGTGTTTGGATTGTGCCCTGGTGTAGCTGAATTCAATCAACCCGCAGTCACCACTGGCGCCATAGACATAGTGCCTTGGACCAATCAACACACCTATGGATTTGGTTGCTTGATGTTTATACACCGGCAGTCATGGCACGACATACCAGAAGGACTAGACATCTACTTTGGCGACAATTACTTGTTTGACCTACAATTGAGCCTAGACAAGACTAATTATCTCATCACCAACTTGAATTTTTATACACCGTTTGCAGCAACCACATCTGACACCACAATCACAGCTGGATTCTTGGACCGGGAAAGCGCAGTATATCAACAGGTCCGGCCGGTAATTTTACCCAAAGCAAAGGAACTAGTAACCATGCCAACTAATAAAAAGAAAAAAATACTGATTGCTATACCTACTGCAAAGTATATAGAAGCGGCTACATTCAAAAGCATCTATGATTTAGCGGTTCCGGATGATTGTGAAGTCACTTTCCAGTACTTCTTTGGATATCGTGTGGATCAAATACGCAATCTAATTGCTGACTGGGTGGTAAAAGGCTTTGACTACTTGTTCAGTGTAGACAGTGATATATCGTTTGCGCCCGACACGCTAGTACGGCTGCTGGCACATGATCAAGACATGGTATCGGGCCTGTACATACAGCGCCAGCCTGGACAGCAGATATTGGAAATATACAACGACAACAGTCAAGGTGGAGTGTCAAATATCACCTATGCTGACCTACATGGTCGGGGACTGGTGGAAGTGGCCGCATGCGGATTTGGCTGTGTCTTGGTCAAAGCCGCAGTCATGCGTACAGTTGGGTATCCGCAATTTGAATATCATCCTGCGATTGATCACGCCAATACTGTGTCAGAAGATTTAGATTTTTGCAACAAGGCTCGACGACGCGGATTCCGTGTCTGGGCCGACACCGGCGTCATTTGCCAGCACACTGGTCACTACGTGTTTGAAGTTGACACCAAGGTATAAATACACATATGAGATTCAAAGAAACTTTTACCTATAGTTTTAACCCCAAGACTGGTTTAGACATCTACGAAAAAGGACATCATGTGGTGCGACAACCACATGACAGCGTAGATGGTCGCCCGTTTAAAGATCTAGAGCATGCTCTAGTTTGGGCTCAAGAACACTTTCCTGAGTACTTCACACCCTAATCACATTTTACCGGTATCGATAATACCGTTGGCTGCAAAAGCCCATGCACGCTCTTTGCAAAACCAACATTGATTACAGCGTCTGGCATCCGATAGTGTAGTCATAGCGCAGGTATGTGTTAGATCACCAGCCTCAATAAATCCCATGTCATAAGCCAGTTTGACTACATCTTTTTTAGTAAAATCAAAAAAAGGTTGTACGACTCTATTCGATGTGCTCTTGACGCGCTCGGGCCCGCCAGGCAAATCTGGTGGATTTGATGTGTCCCCTAATAAAAGGTGATCATATTCCTCAGCAGCATCCTGCAGTCCGCTTAGTACCTGTTTGCTATGATGTTCGTCCTGATCACCGACTAGCGTGATGTATACTTTAGTACCAAACTTTTTATTCATCCATTTGACTACTCGGACAGCATGGCGCACACTACCCACGTGGCTTGGGATATTAAACGCTCTAAATTTTGTAGATAGATTATTTTCACGCATGAGTGAAAGACAAAGATACAGTAAAGTACTGCTGTCAAACCCGCCACTGACAAATATTCCAATTGGTCTATCACTTGATAGCAATGGCATCAACTGCTGCTTGGCTTCTTCGTATATCATAATTTATGCCACTATTAATTGTGTTTGAGCTTGTATAGCAATCGTTATTTTATTTGCCACTTCTGGCAGTACTAGAGTTCTCCATACACCCGGATGCAGGGGCTTGGGGTACTGTTCCAATGGAGCCCAAGCATAGCCAATATGCTCCTCGTTTAACTCGGGAATAAACTCATGCTCAACTGTGATTAAAAAGGTCGAATAGGTAAAGTTCTCATTGGTACTGGTAAATGTTTCTATGGGCACCAGTTTACAGCCGCGTATGACACCACCTAGTTCTTCTTCAATTTCCCGAGACAGTGCAGTACTAGCCAACTCACCTTCTTCGATTTTGCCACCGGGCAGTCCCCATGTGTTGGCATATTTGTTGCCGGCTCGCAATAAAAACAAATAACGATTGGTTTTGGTGCAGCATATCAACGCACCAGTGCCTTGTATCACAGTATCATTCTCCAGAAGCCGGCATCATATGTGCCTTCTACGCTCTTGGTCCACTCTGAATTGGCCCAACGATATTGTACACCAGTGGTCAAATTGGTCACATACTCAAGACTATTGACATTTTTTTGAGTAGTAGAAGCAAAAACTACCACCCAATGCTTGCCGTTGAATTCTACTATATCATTTGCTTGAGCAATTAGCTCTGGCTGTCCAGCGTAATTCCAAGCTGGCGCACTTTCGGTGTCGCTGGCGCTGCCTATGGCATGCAGTAGCAAATATCTAGTACCAGTCACTGGATTTAGTAAATGCGTGTTGACGTTGACATTTAGTGGATTGATAATGGCATTGATTGGATCCAATGTATTGCCTGGCAAGGTGTCTAGATGTGGTGTAAATAACAACAAAGATTCATCAGTTGGGTGTAAAGCTACAACCCCAACTACTTCGCTACCGCCACTTTGTTTCAATCTAATTTGGCTAGTTCCATTTTTTAATTTTCCGTATTGGTCTAGTACTGCTGGCCATGTATGGCGCAGTCGGTTTTTTACATTTGAGTCTACACTTAGACTAGCTTCCACGGCCGAAATGTCGTTTTTGCGTACTAACTTTAGTGTATTGCCTTGATATATGACGCCGTAGTTTAAGAAAGTAAGAGCCCGTTGTGTTAGGAAATCGCCCAAGCCCGGGTCGCCAGTATGGCCCGCGGCACCCGCAAAATCCACTAAATTGCCATTTGGGTCATACATGGAATTGATAACTGCTTGTACCACCCCCAGCTTCTTGACCTTGGCCGGCGGGCTGATCCATATAGGAAGTTCAAACGTCAAACTGGCTATGTCTATGGTTTCTTCTGTACCAGCTGGAACTGCACGATTGCTCCAATCAATGTTAGTTAACAAGACATAACTCAAACTGGTCCAATCAATATAGTTGTCAGTGCTCTGTATTTCAAATGCTGGATTAAACAACACCATGATCTGTTCTAACAGCATGAGTTTTTGTTCAGTATTGCTGGTCCACACATCCACTTTGAGTGTCAACCTATAAGGTACTGGCATCAATCTCTCAACAGTAAACGAATCGCCCTGTTGCCCTGTGGGCAAGCCAGTTGCTGGGTCAACAGCCTGTGTTCTAATGTTCAGCTTGCCTACGTGCGTTGGATCTTGTACTCGATCTCGGTCGTAGTTGAATGCGCTGATGTGTACTGCCATGGCCGGTACGCTCTTGATAGCATTCTCACTATTATTGCGTAGTATCTGGCTGGCCTGCCTGCTGGCATCACCATAAAACACTGGCACTTGCTGTAGCACCTGATTACCTGTTTCGTCCAGGCCCATCTCAACTTGAAAGTTGCTGATGATGCGGATGAATTGCTGCAAGAATCTGCGTACTTGCCGATCGTAGAAAAAAGTTGTATGATATGGAGCAGTCATTAATTATCTGCCTTGGGTTTTAGTGCTTGGCTCAGGCTCTGTCGCTCGCTGTGCTGTTGACCTGACGAATCAGTATAGGTGTTGGCATTATTGACAAATCCGCTCTTCTGAGTTTGATTGTTGCCGGCACCGGGAGTCAAATTAGTGCGTACACTATCTTCAATCTTGACCCAACGTTTGCCGTCAAATCTAAACAAACGGTTTGGTACATAGTCAACTCTTAAACAGTAGTCTCCGGTGACTGGTTCATAAGGGAAACTGATACCAGTAGCAACAGCCAGTCCATTTGGTGCAACACCATCTCCAGTCATGTAGCCTGACACTTTGGCGTCTGGGGTTACTCTGGCTTTGTCAGCAGTATCGATAGTTGATGTTGCATCGATGGTGCCTTCGTTATCAGCTGACAAGCCAACTGGGTCACCTACGGTACCGTCGGCAGCAGTTGGTTTGGTGTAAATCATTGAAGTGTCGTAGCCACTCTTAGGCAAGTCAATTTCGGCTTGATCTATAATGGCTTGATTGATGTCTTTGTATTTGTTATAGGTACTCAACAAGCTGCCCAAGGTACCAACAGGAACTTCGTCACCTGCGGCGTTGGTTGTGGTTTCGATTTGGTTTATGATGTCTTTGTACTCTTGGCTGTCTACTAACGGGTTGATTTTACAACGCCATAGATGTGGCCACCAAGTGGGGCTAAATCCTTCGCTGCTTTTGCTGGCATCACCAACTACGAAATATCTTTTGAGTGCAACCGGCACATCAGTTAGTGCTTCAAAATCTTTAAGATGCAACAGCTCAATCACATCGCCGCTGACTATCCTACGACCCAGAGTTGACACCATGTCATTGATGTGGAAAGTCATAAACACTGTTCCGGTTTGTAAGAAAAGACCAAACTGCTCTAAACTGAAATCACTATCGCTGACTTGATAGATACCGCGCATGCTGTAGACACTGGTATCATATTTTCTATCACGGTTTTCTAAGAACAACAGGTCTTGTATGTTGCGCTCGCTTTGATTTGCGTAATTCGGAATTTCTTTGTTGTCCAAATTGGTATTGTTTTTGGTGCCCAAATATTTGTGTACCAGCACGCCAGTTCCGCCTATGGTGAACATCTCACTGATCCTGCGATCAAAATAGTTGTAATCATTTGAGTGATTTTCGCGCCAAAGGCTTAAACGTGGCATAAAAATGGGTCCTTATTTGATATTTAGCCCGGTTGACAAGGGCAACAATATCATATATAATAGCAGAGTTCCACTACATTAGGAGTAAATGCATGGCAACAGTAGCTGGCGTTAAGATTGCAAACAAAGTTAAAAAGACACGCAATCCCATATTTTTTGATGAAAAGTACACTGGTCCCGAACCAGCCTGGGACACTGAACGTGCCCGAGACATGACAGATGAGGACTTTGATCATCACCTACGTCGCAGCTTCTACTACTACAATTACTACTACAATCAAAAAGAAACCAAAAAGTATGTGGTAGAGTGGATGAAGTCGGTTGCAGACTTCAGTAAAGAAGAAGTTAAGGCATTTGATCGTGCAGCAGATCGCAGCATCCCCATGACAGTGTGCAGCCTGGTCATGGCGCATCGTGCTGGCATGCCCTTCCGTCCACGTCATATCGAGTTCATGACCAAGATGATTCTTGAAGCCATTGGTACAGCCGAGCCCGAAACAGTGGCTGTAGAAGAAACAGCAGTAAAAGTAGAAGCGTATCGCCCCACCATCCAAGACCGTTTGAACGAGAAAACCAGTGAATTGATTGGTGAGCTCGAAGGTCGATATGATGATGTGTTTGCTAACGTAAAGAGCGACTTCAAGCCCTACGACTTCTTTACTGCGCACAGCGTGGCACAGAGCCAGCTGGGCAAGTATCAAGCCGTATTCCAGCGTCATCGCGACGAGTTGGCACGAGCACAAGACAAAGCAGACGAGCAACTGGTTGAGGGCTATCGATTCCTCAAGGCAGCAGACTATCGTCGAATCTTGGCATGGCTTGACGCCTTGCTGGCAGCAGTTGAACAGTATCGTGACGTCAAACGTGCCACCAAGCGGGTGACACGTGTCAAGAAAGCACCTGCTAAAGACAAGCTGGTAGCACGACTCAAGTACGCCAAAGAGAACAAAGAGCTCAAACTGGTCAGTATCAACCCTGTGGACATTGTGGGTGCTACTGAGCTGTGGATCTTTAACGCCAAGACACGTAAGCTGGGTCGTTATGTAGCAGCCAGCTATCAGACATTGACTGTAAAAGGTACCAGCATCTTGAACTTTGACGATCAGAAGAGTGTGGCCAAGACACTGCGCAAGCCAGCAGATCAGCTCAAAGAGTTCAACAAAGCAGGTAAAGTGGCATTGCGCACGTTTATCAAAGATATTCGTGCTACAGAGATCCGTCTAAATGGGCGTATCAATGAGGATACTGTGCTGCTCAAAGTGCAATAGTCATCGTAGGTATCCTGTTCTGTGCTAAATACACAAACAGGATACCAACATGGCGACACTTAAACCCGGATTAAAAAATAACACACTTAGCCTAGTCACAGACAATCTTGGTGGGCCAGGGCAGATTGCATTTGATGATACTCAGCTAGAATCTCTTAACATCAAGCGAGCCGAAATCACTGACTATATTAGACTGCGTTTAGGTGATCAAATCGTTGACGTTGAACTAGACAAAGAACACTACGAATTAGCCATCAACCAAGCACTAATCAAGTATCGTCAGCGCAGTGCCAACAGCCAAGAAGAGAGTTATGCGTTTCTAGATCTCCTGCCCGAAGTACAAGAGTACATCTTGCCCAAGGAAATCATGACAGTGCGACAAGTGTTCCGCAGAGGTATTGGTAGCGTTACAGGTACCACAGCCAGCCAGTTTGAACCATTTGCGTCGGGCTACTTGAATACCTATATGTTGGTAGCAGGGCGTGTAGGTGGACTTACCAACTACGAATTGTTTGTGGATTATCAAAAGCAAGCCATGAAGATGTTTGGTGGTTTCATGAACTTCTTGTGGAATCCCACTACTAAGAAGCTGACTATTGTGCGCAAGATACCTAACGCTGGACACAATTACATTAGATTGCTGGCACTAAGTGCAAGTGGGCTAACAGCGGGCAGCACTATTACTATACGAACAAAAGATGTATGGCACATCAATCCCGGCGACAGCATTACCGTTGCCAATTGCCGCATTGGTGGATACAATAACAACTACATGGTTGAAGCCGTAGACGGATTGCTGACCACTATAACAGTCAAAGCCAAGACACAACTGGAACGAGCTGAAGTTGTGACACAAGATCTGCGCAGTACACAAGTGTGGAGTAATCTAAGTGACGTGCCTTCTGAGAACGTGATGTTGCAGATCTACAATTACAAGCCCGATGTCATGCTACTAAATGATCACATGGCTTTTCCCTGGATTCAAGACTATGCCTACAGTTTTGCTAAACGCATTGTAGGCGAAGCACGTAGCAAATTTGGATCTATAGCTGGTCCACAGGGCGGTACTACCCTAAATGGCGAAGCACTCAAAACCGAGGCCGCAGCCGAAATGGACAAGTTAGAAGATGACTTGCGCAGATATGTAGACGGGGCACAACCCATGTGGTGGATTACCGGATAAGTTGACAAGCATACATAAATTTGTAATAATGCTACTAGCAGGAGAAACATATGATCGTAGGACTAGTAGGATTTATCGGTTCAGGTAAAGACACAGCAGCAGACTATTTGGTTAACTTTCACGAATTCCGTCGTGAGAGCTTTGCTAATACACTCAAAGATGCCGCAGCAGCAGTATTTGGATGGGATAGAACCATGCTTGAAGGTCGCACCAAGCAGGCACGTGAATGGCGTGAGCAAGTAGATCCATGGTGGGCAGACCGCTTGGGTAAGCCTAATCTTACTCCACGCTGGATCTTACAATACTGGGGCACCGAAGTTTGTAGACACGGGTTCCATGATGATATCTGGATTGCATCGCTAGAAAACAAACTGCGTACTGCCACAGACAACATTGTTATTAGTGACTGCAGATTCCCAAATGAGATTGCTTCTATTAGAGCGCAAGGTGGTAAAATTTTATGGGTGCAGCGTGGACCCTTGCCCGAGTGGTATGATGCTGCACTGGCATTTAATCAAGGCGAACATGGCAACATGACCTGGGCGCTGAGCAGATCCAAGTTAAATAAGCTAAAAATACACGCCAGTGAAACAGCATGGGTGGGATCTAAATTTGATGCCGTAGTTGACAATAATGGAACTGTAGATCAACTGCACGAAAACATTAAAAATCTGGTACTAGGACCGATTCCCGCCATGGCAGTTTGAGTTTGTGTACTTCTTGCTGACAGTTTAAACATACCGTTTTTAGATTAGACCAATTGCTATTTCTTAGGTCTCCATCAAGGTAAAACACTCGTAATTGATTCTCGGGATACTTGGCTTTAAACCCACATTTTTCACATGTGGGTTTTTTTCTATATCCGTTTTTAAACCAGCTGGGTGCTGCTGGTTTGATCTTGCGCTTTTCACGCAGGCAGACATCGCACTGCTTTCTGTAGTATATTTTCTCACCTACGTGACAATTAACAGCCACAGGCCTAGCTGAGTTGCAGGTAGGGCATAGTTTTCTAGTGCTCATATTGATATTTATACAATACCTTAATTAAGGGCTGCATAACGGCACCTTTTGTTGATTGTAAAATAAATAATACAAAGTTCTTATTAAAGGAAAACACTATGGCAGCTTTAGTTTCACCAGGCATTAGTATATCAGTTATCGATGAAAGTGCATATCTTCCAACAGCAGTTGGTACAATACCTTTTGTATTGTTTGCCAGCGCAGAAAATAAAATAATCAACAATGCAGTAGCACCCGGTACATTGAAAGTCAATGCTGGTAAAGTCTATGGCATTAGTAGCCAACGCGAATTGGTCGGCACATTTGGTGCACCAGAATTCCAACGTACATCTGCTAATACTCCTATTCATGGCAACGAGCGCAATGAATATGGATTGATGGCTGCTTATAGCGCACTAGGTCTAGCCGGTCGTGTATGGGCCATGCGTGCCGACATTGACTTAGATCAATTGGTTGGTACCACTGTACGTCCAAGAGGCGAAGTTCCAGATGGAACCAATTGGTTTGACATCGCAGATACTGCATGGGGAATTTACCAGTATAATTCTGTAAAAGATGACTATACTCTTGAGAATCCTCTAAAAATCACTAGCCAAGCTGATGCTGACCAAGATCAAGTTACCATGACATGGGTTCCAAAATCCAGTATTGGCACAATTGGTAGCTATGCTGTAGTGGTGTTTGATACCAACAATAACATATTCTACAAAAATAAAGAAAATATGTGGGTACAACTTGGTACTAGCGAATGGCAATATTCATGGCCCGCAGTATCTGGCACAGCAACCACATGTGATTTCACAGCCGGTGCTGACTTTAGTGTAAATCAAACACTAGTTGACCTTACAGGTGCAACCAATATTTCTTCTGTGGTTACACTAATTAATAACACATTGTCTAATGCTATGGTTGATGGTGTTGTTGCAGCAGCGGTCAATGGACAGTTGGTGTTCTATGTCGACGGAACCAGCGCAAGTGACCCAACACAAATTGATCCAAACACCAGCAACGCAATCATGGATGGTGCGATCAACATACAAGACGGTAACAACGGTCCTTTGGCCGCATTGGGTATTACCGGTGGTATGTACTATTGCCCTGAACTCTACTACGGAACCTACACACAGATGCCAGCATGGAATCCAGCTGACACAGTGGCACGCCCAAGTGGTAGCGTTTGGATCAAGACCAGTGCTCACGGTAGCGGAACTGATTTTGTTTTCAAACAATACAACTCTACACTGGGCAAATGGGTCAAATTGGCTGCACCAGTTTATGCCGATGGCTATTCTGCACTGTATAATTTAGATCGCAGTGGCGGTGGTAAAAACATCGTAGCTGGATCCGTGTTTGTCAAGTATGATACATCAGAGCAAACCATGATGGGTGGATTAGGCAGTTTCACTATCTACACCCTGGCTACTGGTGGTGCAATGCACGTGACAGGTAGCCAAAGTGGCATGACATTTACCAGCGGCAATACATTCAACATGATTGTGTCTGATGCAGGTAATCAAGCACCTACTACATATGCAATCACTATTAATGGTACTGATGCTGTGGCTTTTGTTTCTGCTGTGTTGGCTGCTAACATACCTCATGTTACAGCTAAAGTAGAAAACAGTGGCTCTATCACTATTAGCCATACCGGTGGTGGTATTATCAGTTTGCACAACACATCTGTTGGTACTGACCCAATTGTGGACGCTGGTTTTGACAGTAATTCTAATACACATGTTATTCAGAATTTTGTCCCTGGATTGGGCATGGATGATCCTACGCTAACCAACTGGAAAATTGCAACATACACCTTTAGCTCATCACAGCCATATACTGCTCCCGATGATGGTACTATTTGGTATTACAGCGACCCTGCTGCAATTGACATCTTGATCAGTGATGGCACAGGTTGGAGAGGGTACAAAAATGTGCCACGCGACACTCGCGGCTTTAACCTACAACAAACTAGCGCGGGCGGTGTTATTGTGAGTGCTAGCCAACCAATAGCACAGAGCGATAACAATCCATTGGTGGCTGGTGATCTATGGTTAGACAGCGGTGACTTAGAAAACTATCCTATGCTGTATCGCTACAGTGCCTTGGGCAAATGGGTGTTGATTGACAAAACAGATCAATTGAGCCAAAACGGAATCGTTTTTGCAGATGCTCGTTGGGACGGCGACGGCCTAGCAGATCCAATTGGTGCGGCATATCCTGACGTGGCCAATCTACAGTACAGTGATGCTATCGATCTAGACGCACCAGACTACAGATTATATCCACGTGGTACCCTGTTGTTTAATACTCGTCGCAGTGGATACAATGTCAAGCGTTATGTGAAAAATTACTTTAACGAACAAGCATATCCTAATGTGGGATTGCCAAACATCAAAGATACCTGGGTAACCACCAGCGGACTTAAAGATGATGGATCTCCATATGCTGGTCACTATGCTCAACGTGCATTGGTTGTCGAAGCACTGAAAGCAGCAGTTGCTGCCAGCTTGGACATCCGTGAAGAAGGTTACAACTTTAACCTGTTGCTGTGCCCTGGATACCCAGAGTTGTCAACAGATTTGGTAGCATTGAACAATGATCGTAGCAATACTGGATTTATCATTGCCGACACGCCAATGAACTTGCCTTCTACTATCACTGAGATCACCAAGTTTAACACCGAGCAGGTAACACACGATCCATATATGGCATTGTACTACCCAAGTGCGTTGACTACTGACTTAGGCGGCCACGAAATCTGCGTACCACCTAGCCACATTGCATTACGCACATATATCCGTAGTGATAACCAAAGCTATCAGTGGTTTGCACCAGCTGGTACACGTCGTGGGCTAGTAGACAACGCCAGTGCAATTGGTTACATTGACAGTCGCAGCGGCGAATTCCAGAAAACCGGAATCGGTCACTCAACTCGTGATGCACTATATGAGCTCAACATCAATCCTATCACATTGCTGCAAGGAAGTGGTATTGTAGTTTATGGACAAAAAACACGCAACCCAACCACATCATCGTTGGATCGTGTAAATGTAGCACGTTTGGTTAACTACTTGCGTGTAATACTACAACCATTGGCTAATCAATTCTTGTTTGAACCAAATGACAAAATCACACGTGACCAAATTAAAACAGTGGTTTCTAGTGCATTGAACGATTTGGTTGCTAAACGCGGTGTATATGATTACCTAGTGGTATGTGACGGGTCAAATAACACACCCGATCGCATTGCTAGAAATGAACTTTACGTTGATATTGCTATTGAACCAATGAAAGCTGTTGAGTTTATCTACATTCCAATCCGATTGAAGAATCCAGGCACTATCAAAGGTGGCGGAGCGTAATACTACAAGCGAGTGATCGTGGCTTTTAGGGGCCACGATTACGCACCAAGAATTGGATAAATAAAAGTAACAGGAGAACATAATGGCAGTTGCATCATTAACAAAATTTACAGTACCACTGGCAAGCGATCAGAGCGCTAGCGCCCAGGGTCTATTGATGCCTAAATTACAATTTAGATTCAGGGCCTCATTTGAAGGTTTTGGTGTAAGTAGTAACCGGGTAGAATTAACAAAACAAATCGTATCATTTGCTCGCCCAACAGTGACATTTGGTGACATCGAAGTACACGTTTATAACAGTATGGTAAAGTTGGCCGGCAAGCCAACTTGGGGCGAAGTAGCAGTTGTATTGCGTGATGATGCACCAGGTAATGTTACCAAGTTAGTTGGTGAACAAGTACAGAAACAATTTGATTTCATGGAACAAAGCAGCGCAGCCAGCGGCATTGACTACAAGTTTATCACACGTTTAGAAATGCTAGATGGTGGTAATGGTGCAAACGAACCTGGTGTGTTGGAAACTTGGGAATTGTATGGCTGCTATCTACAGTCAGTTGCCTATGGTGAAACCAACTACGCCAACAATGAGCCAGTACAAATCACAATGACCATGAAGTTTGACAATGCAGTACAAACCCCTGGTGGTACTGGAATTGGTACATTTATTGGCAGAACTATCGGTCAAAACATAACAATGTAATCAATTTACTACTATAAAAACCCAGCCTAGCTGGGTTTTTTTGTGGCTAAATAATATATAAGGATTTTACATATGGCTGGTATTTTTGATGATATAGTAAACTTTGCTGGTAGCACACTAAAACAAGTCGCTACTGGTGACAATCTTAAGGATTACAAACACGCCAGTAAATTGTTTGTTGACGACCAATACAAGTTAATGCCCAAGTATGGCTTCTTGTATCATGTATTTTTTGATGTTAACCCCGTAGCAAACCCAGATCCAAAAAATCCTAATAAAAATTACGAATTAGGCATGCTGGTTAAAAATGCCAGCTTGCCCAAATTTACCATAGATACAAAAACTTTCAATGCCTATAACAGACCCAACATAGTACAGACTAAAATACACTACGATAGTCTCACTTTTGGATTCCATGATGACAGTGCTGATTTAGTGCGTAACTTCTGGTTTGATTATTACAACTACTACTACAGAGACAGCGATCACACTGAAGACTTGTATCACATGGATCACAAGTATCAGGATATCAGGCCAACTGCTGCTTGGGGCTACACTCCCAGAAAGACTGATGGAGTCCCTTACTTAAACAGCATACGCATATACAGTCTACACCAAAAGAAATTCAGCGAGTATATACTGATCAATCCGGTTATCAAAAGTTTCCGCCATGGTGAGCATGCAGCTGGCCCGGGCGACATGATGTCTCATGAGATGGTAATTGACTATGAAAGTGTACTCTATTGCTATGGGACTGTCAGTTCGAATACTGTCAAAGGTTTTGTGCAACTACACTACGATACCAGTCCAAGCCCGCTTACACCTGCAGGTGGCGGCGGCCGCAGCATACTTGGTCCTGGTGGCTTGTTTGAAACCGGCAATGATATAATAGAAAATCTAGCCGAAGGCAACTATGGTGCTGCTGCATTTTTGGCAGCACGTGGTTTTAACAATTTAAAAAATATGAATTTGAAATCTGCTGCTACTACCGAATTGTTGGGTATTGGCACCAGTATATTGCGCGGTAATAACCCCAGCTCATCAATATTTGTTCCTAGTATACCGGGATTGAGCAACAGCTTGGGCGCAATCTCCAACAACATTGGCGGCGCATTTGGCGGACTAGGTGGCGGCGGCGGCGGTGCAGCTGGACTGATAGCCGGCGGTGCTGGACTACTGGCAGCATCCAGCTTATTCAAATCTAAACAATTACCTAATCAAGAAGTAACTGATGCTAGTGCTAACACCAATGGTGCCCCACAATCGGCCAGCAGCTTCTTAGATCCTGCACAGCGAGCTCAGCAGGCAGCAGTAAGTGGTGCCGAGGTTGCGCAACCTACTATGAACACATTCTTAGATCCTGCACAGCGAGCACAAGCTGCATCAACTAATTCCGTGGGCAGCGTTAACAATGTACGTGACCCGGCTCAACAACAAGGCAGTGTATAAACATGACCAACAACAATATCGACACTGTTGACTTAGACAGTCTCCAAGACACACAGACATTTTTCAATAACTATTACTTACCGGCAGTAACAGTCAGTCAAAATGTTGATGACAGCATCATTGGATTTTTCCAACAGGTAACTGACACCAAAGAAAGTGCAAAAGCACTAGCCGGTGCAGTTATTTTAACCAGTCTAGCACAACGAACCGATCCCATGGACGTACTGCAAAAATTTAGTAAGATGAGTAAAGGTGAATTAAACAGTTACCTTACCATGTTTTTAAATCTCAATAGAATTGGCACCAGTTATCTTGGCATCAATAATGCGCCACAGACCAACAAGTATGTGTCAAGAACTCTACTAGCATAATGTCAAAGTATGCGCAGGGCAAATTTCAGGTACGCAATCCTGGAAAATATGTAGGTAAAAAGCAGCCCACATATCGCAGCAGTTGGGAAATGACATTCATGACCTTTTGTGATAACAATCCTGCCGTACTACAATGGGCCAGCGAGCCATTCATGATACCTTACCGCAATCCCTTGACTGGCAAGAACACCATATATGTTCCCGACTTTATGATAGTGTATGTGGACAAAAATGATGCCAAATTTGCCGAAGTAATCGAAGTCAAGCCCAGAAAAGAAACCACAATGGAAAGCGCTCGCAGCCCCAGGGACCGTGCCTTTGTGATACTAAACATGGCCAAGTGGCAGGCAGCCCGAGCCTGGTGCGCACAGCAGGGAATTAAGTTTCGAGTAGTCACCGAAGAAGATATATTTGCCGGGGTAAAATCCACCAGGTAATCTTGTGTAGCCATCTAGCCCAGACTGGCTAAATACCATATGACTAAAAAATTAGAATCTTTGTTTAATTTACCTGACTCGGCTGGCGTGGAGGAGGATGCAGATCCCATTGCCAGTCAAGAAGAAATTGAAAAAAACAAAGAAATACTGGAGCAAGTAAACCTTGACATAGACAAGATTGATGCTGCATTGCCTAGTGTACGTGATCTAGACACAGCCGACTATGAGCTAGATGAATTAGCCAAGCTGGCACAGGCAAGATTTGAAGACTTAATGGATCTGGGTATGAATGTAGAAGCCAGATTCAGTGGCACAATCTTACAAACAGCTGGGGTATTGCTGGGACATGCCATCACTGCCAAGACTGCTAAAATTGACAAGAAGCTGAAAATGATTGATTTGCAGCTAAAGAAAGCCAAACTGGATCAGGCCACTGCCGCCAAAGATCCTGCTGCGGGCGCAGTAGAGGGCAAGGCCTGGGTAGTGGATCGCAATG